AAAATATTGTCATAACTACCTCTATTTATTATTTCCAGGGATGCCCCAAATTCCACATTACTAAAGATTGTCTAAATCCTTTTGTCACTGGTGTCACTCTATGCCATACAAAACTAGGAAAAACTACCAATGAACCTTTATCTAATATTTCTGTACATTGTTGAATTTTTGCTTTCTCTTTTTCTCTAAAATTTGTAAATCCAAATTCTAATCTACCACCCTCATATTCCCAAGGATCACTTAAAGTCACTGTGACAGATAATTTTCTTATTTTACCTCTAAAGGAAGGATTTTGATGTGTGTTAGGATAAGGTTTAGGCCAACTATCTTGGTGAAAAGAATAAAAACCTCCTGAACTGTACGTTGTAAATTGTACAGTCTCTGACCAGTCCCATTGAAAGTTCCAACCTGCTTCTTCATTTGCTCTATGAACCCAAGGTTGTAATTCATCATATATCCATCTATCGTCTAACCAAACAACATCAGACTGTCTAATCTCAACGATATCATCATATAATTTTGGATTATTTTTTTTAACAAAATCAATTTTTTCTTTTGATGAAAGCTTATTTAAACCTTGTTTTAAAACACTATCTTGTAATTGATCTATATATTCATTTACTGTACTACCTGTCATAGCAGATTCAAGTTTTTTGTCCTGAACATATTTTTTCAAGTCTTCTATAAAATTAGGACCTATAGCTTTTTTAAAGTAATAATAATAATGTTTCAAATTCATAACAATATATATAATGGTTTAAAATCTACTCGTCAACGTCTTTAGATGTATTATAAACCTTTCCGTCAGTAAAATTTTGTATCGTAGTTGTAAATCCAAAATCATCATCAGCATCTGCAGTTGTAGGATTTGGAACAACTATAATTCTTTCTTCTCTTTTTTCATTTCGATTTGTGTCAGTATATATATCAGATTGTACTTCTTTAATAACTTTTTGAGTTGAAGCAGGACCAAACAAATAAGTTTTAGCAGTAAATCCTAAAGTATAAACAACTGCTCTTCTCGTTGTAAAATCACCACTATATGTATCTTCATAATTAACGCTGTTTAAAATTATAGGTACATCTCTCTTTATATTTAATTCTGGTATTGCATTTACTGTCACAGTATAATCAGGTTGAAAAAATGGTAATATTTGTTCTATAATTTGTAAACCCGCTTCAGCAGTAGCAGTAAATGAATAAAGATTATAAGATATATTATAAGGAACAGGTGTGTAATTATAATCTAATATTTTACCTTCATTATTTGCTTTAATACTTTTAAATTTTTGAATTCTTGTAAGTTTACGAGAACCATCATAAGATATTCCTGTAATTTCAAAACCCATACGAGGTAGAGTAATAGCAAATTCTCTATTACTTAATGAAGCTTGTTGATCTAGTCTAACTAAAAACTTTTCTTTAGGAGCATAGGCCAAAGGAACTCTTATAGATTGTACAACTGTACCAGATGAGTCTTTTCTTTTAACTTGTATATTATTAAAAATTTGACCAAATGCAATGGTCATTCTTCTCATACTTTCGTTATAAAAATATTTTCCAAACATTAAAAGTCTACCTCACCAAATGGATTTCTTTCTGTAAAATCTAATATATCATCTGTTGTTGATGATGTATCAAAACCAGCTTCTTGGTCTAAATCATTATTATCTGCATATGTATTTGCTTGTGTTTGTATATTATAGGTTTCTAATAAGAAATAATTTGTTTCACCATCTGAACTATCGTTTTCTAATAATAATGAACCTGAACTAGAATCTGCATTTGTTCCATCCTCAAGTGTCATTTGATGTGCTAATTGATCTAGTGTATAAGCATCTTCTGCTTCATCAATTTGTGTAATACCAGTATCTAATCTTTCGTTTGAGTATTCCCAACGTGTCACTCTTAATTTATAAACAGGTAAATTACCTAATTGAAAGAATGGTTCCTGATCTTCTACAAATTGTATTTCAAAAAAACTATTCATCAAAGGCATATAAATTATATCGCCCTCATTAGGTCTACCTGATACAATTAATGTTTGAGGATCGTCAATAGCATTTTGCCATCTTCTTTTAGCTACAGTAAATGTAGTATCTTCTCTAATTTCTAATCCAAATTTACTGATTAATTCTTGTTGGCCAGCAAATCCTTCAGTTGTCTCCATATACATTTCAATTAATGCTGCTTGTGTAAATCTACTTGCAACATCTTCACCTAATATCAAATCTCTGTTTATTAATGTTCTTGGAAGATAATAACAGTCGTGTCCGTATATTTTTAAGCCTTCAATGATAAGGTCTTCGTGTAATCTTTTTTCACTATCATTTCCAATACCATTACCGCCTTGAAAATAGTGGTTAACAGCCATAACATTATCCTATCATCATTGCGGGGTTTAATTCATAAGAATCTCTAATTTCTTTTTCTAGTTTTTCAATGTCTTGTAAAGCTTCTTGGAAAATTTGTTGACCATTTAAAGTCACATTACCAATCATAGTCACACCATTAAACTTAGATAAGTTTGCTCCCCATTGTTTTTTGAACAACGCAGTGACATATCTTTTTAGATAAATGTCATTATAAACATCTGTATATACTGTTGGGTCTAATTTTCTATAACACTCTATTACTAAATATTCACCAACTGTTAAATCGTTTTTCCAATCTTGGTCAATATATAATCTATTATCGTGTTGATTAAATCTTAAAGGTTTTTCACCAACAAGTATGTGGTCTAAAAAATCTAAATGTCTTAATACAACATCATAATTAATAATTGATGTTGAAGAAAAATCATAAAGGTCATTTAATCTTAATTGGTATCTTACATCAAATAAGTTTAGATTACCTTTATCTGAATATGGAAATATATTGATTACAGATATAACACTTTCTGGTACTACAATATAACCTGGTTGTTCTTTCCAAGTTGTAGATACACCGTTTTTTGTGACACTTTCAGAAATATCAGTGTTTATTCTATCGTAATCTGCTTGTGTATATTGATATTTTAAATACGTTCTTCTAATACCATCATAATGATATTGAGCAAAGTATTGTAAAGCCTCATCAATTCTATCTTCAAGTTGGTCATCATCAACATTGATTTCAATAACAGGTTTACCTAATGCTCTTAGGGCGTATTGTTTTAATGTTTCTCTTGTAGCGGGTATTGCCATATCACTCCTTTAATTACTACTATTTATAAGAATAGTAGAATATTAACCAAGAGCGATAGATTGTGCGATAGCAAACGATTCAAGAGCTACTGTTCCAGTTTGATCAGGTAAAGTAATTGTTCTATCAGCAGTAGGATCAGTTGCAGTCAATGTTGTTTCATAATCATCTGCTGTTGAACCCTCAAATGTAAACGATGCACCACCCAAAGCTAATCCTGTAATAGTAGGGTTAGTAATTGTTGGTGATGTTAATGTTTTATTTGTTAAAGTATCTGTTGTATCTCTACCAACTAATGTGTCAGTTGATGTAGGTAATGTTAATGTACCTGTGTTAGAGATAGTTGAAATAACTGGTGTTGTTAACGTTTTATTTGTTAACGTTTGAGTAGCAGCTGTACTTACGATTTCACTACCGCCTGCAGTAGCACCATCGTGTACTCTAAGCGTATCTTTTTGCGTGTCTATACTTACTTCACCTAAGGCACCAGTAAAAGCATCATTTTGTGCTGTAGTTCCTCTTCTAAATTGTAATATTGTTGGCATCTAAAATTCTCCTATTTGTATTTATAATATTTTTACTATGATAACGCTCCTAAATCAATACTTACTGAACTTCCGGAAGGGTCCATATAACTATATAAATTTTTACTTAGGGACACTCCAAAAGCGTCAACTCCTGCGGTCTCAAAAGGGGTTTCTTGTGTTGTTTGTGTTGGATCATAACTTAAATCAAAATTGCCATCAGAAGCTGGGGCAGTAGTAAGTGTTGATTCAGCTAAATCTGTAGCAACATCTGAAAAACTTAATGTACCACTTCCATCAGTAGTTAACACCTGACCGTTAGTACCATCACTAGCACTTAACTTAACCTCTAATGTGTTATTACCTGAATTTAATACGGTTGTGATACCCAATCCACCAACAAATCCTAATGTGTCAGAACCTAATGTAATTATACCTGATGTAGAACTATCATCACTAATTGTTAAATCTGTAGAAATAGCAGCTGTTGATGCGCTTGTAATTCTACCTTGTTGATCAACTGTAATCGTAGGAATAGCAGTTGAACTACCATAAGAACCTGGAGTGACTGCAGTATTTGATAATTCACTTGGACCTATATTAGTAATTGTGTTATTATCAGCATCAATAGTTTTGTTTGTTAAAGTATCTGTTGTTGCTTTACCAACTAATGTGTCAGTAGCATCTGGAAGTGTAATTGTTCTATCAGCAGTTGGATCACCTGCAGATAAAATTAATTCATTTTCATCACTAGTTGTACCTTCAAAAGTAAATGAATTTGTAATTTCAATTGTTGTTGAATTAACTGTTGTAGTAGTACCATTTACTGTTAAATTACCTGTAATGGTTGTATTACCAGATACTGTTAAATTATCATCTACTGTGACTGTTCCACCAGCAGAATCAATTGTTAAATTACCTGAAGATGTATCAATTTCATTTGCACCCGTGACACCTATTTGAACATTTCCTAATGTCGAACTGCTACTTGAAATTGTTCCTGTAATTGTACCAGATACTGTTAAATTACCTGTGACTGACAATCCATCGTCAATAGTAATTAAACTTGAATCAGATGATGAAATTGTTGAACCACTAATTTGAATTACTGAATTTTGTACTGCACTAGTTCCATTACCCAAAAGAATTGAATTTGCTGTAAGTGTATTTGTACCTATACCACCATACGTGACACCTATAAATTCACCAGATTGAAATTCCGCTAAACCTGTGGCTGTTCCACTTTCATTAAAGACCGTTCTTATTGGTGTTTTTTCTGCCATTTTTTATCTCCTAAAATAAAAATAATTCATCAGCAGTGGCAGCAATATTACTTCCAGTTGCTAATAAGAAACTCGCAACAAAAGTATTTGCTGTTGGAGCTCTAAAGTTTAAATAAGCATTAGGTGTACTTAATCCACCACTATTACTATAAAAAGGTACAGATCGTATCGCAGCACCTGTAATATCATCTGCTAATGCAATTGATTTTGTAGTATTACTTGCAACCTCAATTTTTGAGTTTACAGGTAAAGTTGCACCTGATGCTGAAATAGTAATAGCCCCTGTTCCATCTGATGAAATAGTAGCACCATTTAAATTAATAGTATTACCTGATAAGTAAATATCTCTCCATCTCTTAGAAGCCGAACCTATATCATAAGTTTCAGTTGTATCGGGTAATAAACTTTGACCAATACTACTTAAATCATTTGTTTCACTAAAGTTAGCAACAGTGACGATACTATCACCACTATCTCTAATATAAACTTTTCTATCAGAAGTGTTTACAGCAATTTCACCTACTTCTAAATCACTTGTCGTAGGTACTGAAGAAGCAGTTTCACTTCTTTTAATCTTAATTACTGTTGCCATTTAGCCTCCAATTAACTATTATGGATATGTTCCACCGTCAATAGATGTGACTGTGACAACACCTGTTGAAACCGTAAAGTTATCTGAACTAAATGAAGCAACCCCTTTATTTGAAGTTGTTGCTAATTCAGCAGAAATTGTTAATCTATTTGATTCAACTGATGTATCAATACCTTCACCAGTTAAAAATTCTAATGTTTGTCCAAGGGCAACTGAACCTGTTGTTGAACTTTCATCAGTAATTGAAATTGAGCTATTTTGTAATTTAGCATTTGTGACATTACCATCAGTAATTTTAACAGTTGTCACTGCATTAGTTGCTAATTGTGTTGCAGTAATACCACCATCCATTACTTGTAGGGCATCACTAGATACTTCAATCGTACTATTATCAGCAACTACATCAAGTTGATTACCAGTTTTTGTTAATGCATCACCAGCAGAGATTTGACCTGCGCCAGAGAATTGAGCAACTGTAATATTTGTTGTACCTAATGTAGGTGTTCCATTATGTGTAAATACATAACCGTTGTCAGCATTTGTAGAACCTCCTTCAACAAATACAAACGAACCACCTGTAATTTCAGCAGCGGCATCAGCATCTGGAGTTCTTGTTAATACATATGCTGTTGAACCATCTCCTACAACTGAAACTGTATATAAACCATTTTGAACAGGATCAGTTTGATCTTTTAATAATATTCTATCATCTACCGATGGAGTTTGTCCATCAATAGAGAGCGCACCATTTGAACCAGCAGTAATTGTACCAGCACCATTATTATAAGTACCAGCAACGTTTGCTGTTGAAGCATATAAAACCGAATCTTTTACATCTAAACCATTTGCAACACTATCAACATAAGCTTTAGTAGCAGCATCTTGGTCACTTGATGGATCAGATACATTTGTAATTCTACTTGAATTAACATCTACAACACCAGAACCTTTAGGGTCTAATATAATGTCAATGTTTGTATCACCACCAGCAGAAGCTAATGTAATACCACTTCCAGCAGCAGATGGTGTTAAATCTAGGTAATTAACAGCAGAGGCAGTAGTATTTACTACAATCGCTTCATTACCATTTGCATCAGCAATAAATCCGCCATCAGCAATTTTAGGTGCAGTAAGTGTTTTGTTAGATAATGTTGCAGTTCCAGAATCTACATAAGTTTTAATTGCCTTAGCAGAAGCGATTGTATCATCACTAGCTGAAACTGAACTTAAATCTGTATCTAAAACACCAGAAGCTAAATCAGCAACTTCAATATTTGAAATTGAGTTTCCAGTACCATTTGCGTCAAATGTTTTGTTTGTTAATGTATCTGTACTTGAAGCAGTAATAAATCCAGATGATGAGTTATCATAGTTTGCTAAATTATTATCTACAACTAAATCAATTGTACCGTCTGCATCTTGGTAAGTTGCTGTAATTAATGTTTCAGTATTTGAACTGAACATTGCACCAGCAATGTCTTGTATTCTTTCAGTTTGTAATGTGACATTACCTGAAGATACTGAAAAATCTGTCGCATCAAATGAAGCGACACCTTTATTTGTATCAGATGCGTCTTCAGCAGAGATAGTAATTGTATTATCAGAAGAAATTGATGTATCAATACCTTCACCACCAGTAAAAGTTATTGTTTCACCTGTTGATACTGAATCGTTTGAACCACTATCGGCAGCAATTGATAAAGTAGAAACTACTGTACCAAAACTTAAATTTCCTGAACCATCTGTTTTTAGATATTGGCCGCTTGTCCCGTCAGCACTTGGCAACGTAAGTATATAATCACCTGCTAACGAATTAGGTGCTTTAATTCTTACTCTGCTTGTACCATTATTAACACCTTCATATAAATCTATTCCTCCACCAGTTGTTGAGTTATTTCCAACAAGTAGTGTGTCTATTTTATTATTTGAATCTGTTAATATTGCTGATGATGCAGTTAATGTTCCTAAAGTGTGATCTAATTTATCTGTAAAATATTTACCACCTATTACATCAATATTTGCTGCTTCACCATCTGTTTCTGTACCTGTTCCTATAAAAAGTTGTTCACCAAAACTACCGCCTACACCATATGAATAGGCCAGTTCTCCTTGGGCAAGTGCCGATGGTTTACTTGTTCCTGATGATCGTTTAATCTGAAGTATTGTTGCCATTTATTTAATTCCCCTAAAACTGACCACCGCTAAATTTTAATGTTCCAGTTGTCGTTTCTATTGTCGTTCTTGTTGTAAATTTTTGTGTACTTGCATCATATTGAATCAATGCGCCATCTTCTAAGGTTGTGACATTCACATCAGAAAGACCTTTAAATGTACTTGATATTGAACTGCTAGGAACTTGAACAGATACTCTTTGAGGACCTGAATTATTATTTCCGTTAATTTTAGCAATAATGTTAGCCATATATTATCTCTCTTGTAATATATTTATAACAAAAATGTGTTGAAAGAATATTATTTTTATAAAGAAACTTGAGGATGCACTGTAATAATACCTTCTATAACACGTGTAATTGTACTATCAGATGTTCTTGTAATTTCAACATCATAAACATATCTCGCTGGTGCGTCTAATGCAGACGTTTCATCAGCACTTAATGAAAGTGTAATTACTCCTGTTGTTGGAGTAGAAATAGCTGTTGTAATTGTTGTTCTTGTACGAGTAGAAGCGTATCCTAACGCCATTTTAGCAGTTGCAGTATAACCAGTTAAATCAAATACATCACCTGCGTTATCTTTCACAGTGACATCAGAAGTAAAAGTTGTTCCTTGATCTATTCTAAGGTTTGCTACTGCCGCCATTGAGTTTTAACAATTCCTCTTTTATTTTGTTATTGTAGTAATTTGTTAAAACATCAATTTTTTCTAATTCAAGTTCGTGTCTTACTTTTGATTGTAAAATTTCTGCTCTAACTGTAATTATGTTTTTTAAAGAAACAGGTAATTCACTTTCTTTATATACTTTTCCGTCAATCGTAATTGTTTTTTCTTCAGTCATTTCATTTCCTTTTTAATTATTAATTTATTATTTAGTTTGAAGTAAAAGTATTAGTTGCTTCATCATAAACATCACCAACAGAAGTTTCATTTGTTGTTAGTACCCAATGAGGCCATTTAGATTTTGACTTGTTCTCTAAATATTGTCTACCTAATTCTTCTACTAAATTATTGTCTGAATCTGTTAAGTGTATATCGTCAACAACAACAACATCAATTACTTTAAAATTTAATCCTATTTTAGCAAAATAAGCCATATCTATATAAGTCCTAGTACTGAAATTGTTTTTGTTTCTATTACAATCCAACCTTGAGTTGCATCTACATAAATTAATTTATATTGTGTATTATTCGTATTTAATTGAGCATCATTTGGTAAACTTCTAATATTATTACCATTTCCACTTAATAAAACTCTATTAGTAGCAAATGTACCTGCTACATCTACTATTGCTACAGTGTCATTTAATTGTGGATTACTTGGTAATACTACTTCTATTTGTCCGCCAGTAGTATCTAATAAAAATCCTTGTCCTGATTCTATATTAAAAATAGTTGATCCATCAGCATATTTTGTAGGTTGCCAATCGTAATCTTTTCCTGTAGTATAAGCTAATTTTCTTGTTTTAGTACCCATTTAAAATCCTTGTTATCTTATTATTTATAATAAAATTACCGCACTACTTGAAAATTAAATGCCAGATTTATTAATTCTTCTTTATTCTCATTTGCTGTTATATAATGTTTTAAATGTGAATTAAATACAATAATAAAACCAGGCTCCAAAGGTATTTTCCATAGACCGTGTTGTATTCTACCATCTTTATATTTAAAAACAACATTTGATAATTTAGGTCCTGATGATGCTGTATATAATGCAGAGTATTCTGGACTATCTTTTATATTATTAATGTCTAAATGACTATGAGTATTAATTGATTGATTTTGTTTTTGAAATAATGCAGTAATTGATCTTTTTTCATCTATTAGTGGACTTAATGCAAATCCATATTCGACAAACCAGTGATCTAATACATAAGTTCTCAACCATTCAAATTCTTTAAGATAAGGCATTGTATAATAATCATTTAAATGCCAGTATTCATCTGATACAATTTTATTTTTTTTTCTACAATTAAATAAACAAAGATTTTTTATTAAATCTGGTGTGATTTTTGTTTCTTTAGGAATTTTAATTTTTAATAAAATGTCTTGGGTAAGTTTTTTTTCAAACCAATTTCTTTTAAATTCTTCAGAGGTCATAATCATAATATAATATATTTTATAATGTTAAATATTATCCCAAACAGATGTATCTGGATTCCATACAAGATTATTAGTTTCGCTACCCTCTGTTCTACTTAACCATCTCTGATTACTTTCGTCCCATTCAATTGATCTAGGATTACCATTATCGTAATTGATTACAGTAGGAAAAGCAATAGGTGCTTCCCAAACACCTGTAGTAGTATTTAATGTCCAAGATGCATAATCATTGAACTTTGGTGAATAAAATATATCATTTGTTTCATCATAAATATATCCAATACCAGCACCGTTTGCTCTTAAAGCTTTTGATTGATCAGCAGATGGTGTTGTTTTTTCTTCATCTGAATAATGAACACCCTTTAGAGTATTTATTGATGTTTGTTTCCAAATAGGCCAACCTGTAGAATTTTCTAAAAATTGTCTACCTAATTCTTCAACTTCATTTCCTGCTTCATCTCTTAGTACATCATCAGAAACTACTACAACATTTAAAACTTTACTATTTAATCCTATTTTTGCGAAATGTGCCATATTTTATATTCCTATGCGTAAATACGATATCTTAAAATTACAGTTCCAGCTTGAACTCCTGCTGGTACACAAGGTACTTTTGATATACCTCCACCGCCGGCACCAGTATTTGGTCCGTTTCCAAAACCGTGTTGACCTGGAGTTCCTGGTTGTTGGTACCCACAACCTCCGCCACCGCCAGAGTAATATTTTGCTACGCCTGAGATTGAAGTTTCTGCACCATCTCCACCAGGTGTTGCTTGACCGCCTGAGGCACTTTGACTTGCGCCACCGCCTCCACCACCAGAAGGTCCAGGTGTAGGACCGCCAGAATTTCCTTGAGGAGGTGCTACAGGTGGACTATTTCCACCGCCACCAGATCCTGTTGCCCAAGGTGGAATACTTTCTCCACCAGCTCCACCACCGGATCCACCACTTTGTCCATTCGTTGGACCAAAAGCTGATCCACCGCCGCCACCACCAGCAGATGTAATATTTGAAAAAGATGAGCTTCCACCCGGTCTTCCGTTATAATTATTTTGTGGACCTGGACCAGGCACACCCGCCGCACCTACTGAAATTGGATAAGTTGTAGCTGTGACTGTAATACCAGAATTCGCTGCTAATGGCGATGCAGTATGAGGTGATGCTAAAGGATCAGAAGTGTTTTTACCCTCTCTGAAACCTCCGCCGCCTCCGCCGCCATATCTATTATTACCATTCGCACCTCCACCAGCGACTACTAGATAATCTACGTTTCCAGGTGATGCACAACCACAAATGCTATTTACTACAAAACAACCTGAAGACGTAAATGTGTGTACTGCATAATTACCATCAATTGTTTTACAACCACCCTCAGCACATATAATTGATGGTGGAATATAAGGATCGTCAACTGTTAATGCAGTTCTTACTGAATTTTCTACTACAATCCAACCTTGTTCTGAACCAGTATAAACTAATTCTGCTATTGTATTATTTGTGATTAATTGAGCGTCTAATTCTATACCTCTAATTTTAGAACCACCTCTACCTATAACACATCTATTTGTACCAAATGTTCCTGAATGGTCTATAATACCAACAGCATCACCTTGGCTTGGATTTGAAGGTAATACTATTTCTATTTCTCCACCTGTAGTATCTAATAAAAATCCTTGTCCTACAGCAGCATTATATACTGTTGAACCATCAGCATATCTTACTGATTCCCATTGAATATCTTTTCCTAGTGTATTTGAAAGTTGTCTTGTTTTAGTTCCCATAATAATTTCCTATTATAGTGGTAAGTATCTATATTGTATTTCAGCGCTAGCCGCAGGAGCAACTTGAAAAGTTAATGTTGTTCCAGATATTGTATAGTCCGTTGTTGGAACTAATACAACACCGTTTACGATTACTAAAATATCATTTACTGATCGACCACTTGTTATTGTAAATGCTGTTGTTGAACCATCACCTGTATCTGTACCGCTTGAATAAGATAAAGATATAATATTTGACTTTTGTATCTTTTTTAAAGCAGCAGCATCAGTATCATATACTAAAAATACATCATCAGAAGCTGCAGTGGTTGCAAGTTCTGTATGACCTGTGATTACCGTTGCATCTAAGTTTGATTGTCTTATCTTTGCCATATCTTATCCTTAAATTGGTAGTTCCCTTATTACTACTGAATCCTGATCAGCAGGTGCAGTACCAAAAGTTAATGTTGTTCCTGAAATTGTATAATCAGTTGTGGGTTTTTGAACCAGACCGTTCAATGTCACAATGACTTTATCAACTGTCATACCTTGTGTGATAGTGAAACCTACAGTTGAACCATCACCTGTATCAGTTCTAACATTTATTTCTGTCGGCTTGTCTTTAGCCTGAATATATCGT